TGAGGTGTGAAAGCTTCTTCTAAAGCGGCTTTCGCATTAGCGATAGCGACTTCTTTGACTGCTTTTGCATCAGCAATAGCGTCTGCTAACAAATCTCTGTTTGCCATTGTTCCTAAATTTTTTTGGGAAAGTACGCTTATTCTGTAAAAGCGTAATAGTGATTAATAATAATTAAAGTACCGTATAGACTGACGACACATTCTTGCGATAAATATATAGAAAAAAAGAGAGATGCAATTTTTTGCATCTCTCCTTCCTTTACACCGAGGGGGTAAGTTTTATATAATTGGACACTGTCCGTTGTTACATAATATTTCAGTAATTATTTCGTTTATTTTATAGTACTCATTAGTAACCGTAGCAGAAGAATCTAATCCTTCGCTTATAGGATGAACATAAGCACCTGGTGTAGAAGGGGTTGATACAAAATCCCAACATAACAATTCGAAATCATCTTGTACTTCTTGTACTCCATTAGAACCAGGTTTTAAACTACCCATTCCTCTAGAAGATACACCTACTGTAATTCCGTTTTTAAATAACTCTTTTAATATGTTGCCTGAGGGGGTTGGTAATATTTCAATTTTACCCATTACGTGATCCCCATCCCACCAAACGTCTTTAATATTATGTGAAACATTTTTGAGATTAATAATAGAAGAATCAGGATGGTCTAATTCACCTAATGCTCTATTTTCTGCTATTGGGCCTTTTTTATAGTTTTCAACTTCTCTAGCTAAAATTTCTTTAGGGTAAGATCTACCATTACCGTTTTGAGTTTCAGCAGATTGTAATTTACCCTCAACAATTAAGTTACCATTTTCGGTCTTAACCGCTTCGGTAATTGCTTGAGGTGAAAGCCTAAAAAGTTGAGTATCTATGAGGGTTTGTCTCATTTTCCTCCAGTCATAGTATTTTTATCAGCTATTACTTCCATCAACTTTTTTTCTAATTCCTTGATTTCTTTTTCAACTTCTTTAATAGCTTCCTGATTAATGAATTCTGAGAGAGATTCATCTTCGTTGATGGACATTGCTCTTTTTCTTTCTTCGATTGCTCTTTCGTAAATTTTAGATTCTACTTTTTTACGAGCAATCTCACCTAAACGCTCTGCTTCTTTAAGGACTTCAGACATTTTCATTCTGCCTTCCTTTTTCATTTTTTTCTTTTCTTCCTTTTCACCTGCTGATTTGCCTTTTTCATATTCATAAGCAGCTTCACCTTCTTTCATATCATCTTCTTCAGCAATGTTACCGTGGGCTGTAGAGCCTTTAGGGTCATTAATAGTTCCTTTATTTTCTTCTGCTAAAAAGGCTTCAAAGCTATTTTCATAAGCTTCTTTTTTACGATTAGCAAAAGGATTTCCAATAGAGGGAATACCAGCTACAGCTTCTTCTAATAATTCTTTTAATTTATCTGAAGTAGTAGATTCTGATAGTTTTGGTTCTTTAAAACCACTCCATACAAAATTGGGTGTATCAAGGGCAGATTTAGGGTTACCATTGAGACTTTTTTTTATATCTTCAGGGTTAACTTTAATTGACCCCTTTTTAAGATCCTGATCGAAGGTTGGTTTGGACATATAATAAGTCTTCCCACCTTGCATTGCTTGAAAAATTAAATCATTACCTTTAACTTTAACAACTTGGGCTAATTTTCCATCCTCCATTTCGTATTCAACATTTACATAGGGATGTTTTTTAGGATCAACTTGGAATTCTTCTTCTGTTAATAAAAAATTTTTAAAATTATTTAATTCTTTCATATCATTTTCTTTTAAGTCTCCGTAGCCGGAGGATTTATATTTACCCTTAGGTTCTTCTTGTTGTTTTAATTCTTCGTATCCTAAACCATCTACTTTAAAAGCAGCATTTTTAGTATAAAAAATAGGATCTTTTTCTAAATTTTTAGCTACTACTTCTCTTGCTTCATCTATAGTCAATTTAGGATCTTTTTCCATTTCAACCCTTAAACCATTAATATACTGGTCAAAGATTTGGTTGTTTAGATTCTTTTTGTCTTTATAATCGTAGCCAGCAGTTTCTTTTTCATTGACTTCTTTAGTAGTCTTCTTTTCTTCTGCTTTAGCTGCTTCAGCTAAAAATTCTTGGAATTTATATATAATTTCGCTTGTCATATTAATAAATATTAATCTTTGTATAAATCTACATAATCCATCCCCTTAGATTTCTTTCTAAGAGCTTTTTGATTAACTGGTTTATAACCTATTGATGTATATTGTGAGGTATTAGCCTTACCAAATGCGTAAGGGGTATTATAAGCCATACCCATAGTTTCTTTTACTGTTCTTTTAGCCATAGCATACTGATCAGGATAATTTGTTCTAAAGAACGTTCTAAATGAATTAAAAGTATCTATTACATTATCTGCTTGGGCTTGAAACTCAGTATCGTTTCTTAATTCTTTTTTAGTTTTTAAACCTTTAGCAGTATTTCTAGCATTACCTAAATCCGAAAATAATTTATTAAAAGTAGGGAGATCTATAACGTCCTGCCAAGTTCCTGTTCTTTCACTACCTGGTTTTTTTAGACTAGGATTTGTTTTATAATAAGTTGATAAATCGGGGCTAAAAAAATCATTTTTCATATCAACCTTTCCGTAAGTATCTTCAATTTTTTTAATAAAATCTGGGTTTAAATCTTTAGGTTTGATAGTTTGTGCCATTATTTAATTACTTTAGCTACTTCTTCAGTTAAAGAATAATATTGAAGAAGATTAATTAAATCATCGTTATTAATTTTAGAACCTTTATCTAATTCTTTAAGTAATTTAACTACTTCTAATAATTTAATTTTAGTAGCTTCATCTTTTACTTTTTTAGCTTGTAAAGTTAAGGTATTTTTTACTTCAACAATTTTAGTGTTGTAAATTTCCTTTAAACGAGGGGTATTATCAATTGAATTGATAAATTCTTTAAGTATTTCTTTTTGACCTTTGTTTAAATTAGAATACTTACCATTAAATTTTTCAAGCATTACTTTGTAAGTAAGAATTCTTAAATCCTTATCGTACTTACTAAATTCCTCTACTAAATCCTGTTTTACTTTCTTTTCACTAATAGGACGTTCCGTAAGGTATTCTAATATTGTTACCTTATTAGAAATAATTTCATCGGTTTCAGATAATTTATCTGAATTGTAAATTTCTATTAGTTTATAGAAAGAAGCATATCCCTTATAGTTAGGAACTTGGTGTTTAAAAAATTCCTCTAAATTATAATGTTTACGGATTTCGTTAATTAGATTATATTTTTCCCTTCTTAAGGCACTTCTATTTAATTTACGAGTTGCTTCTAATATAGTATTTAAGGTAATATCTGCTTTACCTTCACTTAAATTCTTATTCTTAAATAATGATTCGTATAGTTTATATTCCTTCCCTAATTCAGTTTTAGCAAATGCTTTTTTTAAAATATTAAGAGAAGCAGACTCACCACTAGACAAAGTGTCAGCAGTTATTTGTCTTACTAAAAGCTCAAATAAAAGGCCCGTATTTTTATACTTAGAATGTTTGATTCTCATTGATAGGCTTTTTTATAAATATATAAAATTTCTTATTCCTTTAAATTACCTTCATCTAATAGCGACTCATCTTGCTCAAATACTAGCTGTTTGCGATTTATTGGAATCCTTTTAAGCATATCTTTATTTTGTAAATAAGTGGTTTTAGCTTCTAAAGCCATAGGAGAACCTCCTTTATATGTAGGACGTATTGAATCAGAATCATTTTTATCAGTATCCTTCATTCGTTTTGCACCCAATCTATCTTTACCAAAGTTACTATCTTGTGTATTAATATTAGAAACTTTTTCTTCAGGACGTCCTAATTTTTCATCATATCCAGCAGGCACATTGTCTGGTTCGTCATAGTATCTACCTTTACCATATAATGAAGCTAAATCATGTGGGGTACCATATGATTGTCCTGTTTCTTGTGGATCATTTCCTTCAGATTCAATTTGAGTATTGCGGAATGTACGTTTAGCATCCTCATTAACTAAATCTCTAAATTCAGTATATTCATCTTCACTAAAGTGGAAGATATGATCGTAAACAAAGTCAGAAGGGAATAATTTAGACTCCATCATTTGAGTAGCCAATTCCATCTTTTCTTTCATTAATACTACTCTTTCTTGGTCATAGATAATTGAAGGAGTAGTTAAATTAAGTTCGAAATTAACCAAATCATCACCATCATACCCTTGTGTATAAAGGTGTACAACCGCAATTTTGTATAATTCTGAGAGGATAATTCGTTGGATGCGTTCTACTGTACGAGCAAATCTAATGTCCATAGAAGCTAATGTAGCTTTACCTTCTACATCTTCAGCATATCCTAGGAATGCCTTGGGAACTTTTAATGCCGCAAATAATTTATCTCTTAAGTATTCAACATCTGTTATACCATCATACTGTAAGCCAGGTGTTGTTTCTATTTTAGTTGAAGCATCATTACCTCTAAGTGGGATATAAAAATCTTCTAAGAGGTTTTGCATATTATATTTTAAGTTGTAATCTCCCGTCTGTTGGTCAACATAAGGAGTACGTTTCATTTTTGAGATAGTCTTTTGCATAAAGTTTTCTACCTCAGCAGGTGGGATAGCACCTACATTTATATAAAAAATACGCTTTTCAGGAGCACGTACAATTCTGTGTACCAACATAGCATCCTCCATTAACACATATTGTTTAAATAATTTACGTGCGGGTTCTATATAACTTCTACCATATGGAAGATAATTTACATCTGATAAAAGTCTAAAGTGAGCGATTTCATAGTTGTCAAAATAGATAGCTCTACTTTTTGTATTACCTCCTGCACTTTGCAAACCGCCAAAATAACCACCATATTCTCCACCTCCACTTAAACCATCAGGGTCAAATTTAAATTTAACTTCTACTTGATGGTTGTTAGATTCACTAATTTTTTCTTCTCTAACAATATTATATGCAGTGTAAGGGATTACATTATAAACACCAAACTGATCTGCAATTTCTAACTTTAGGAAAAAATCACCATACTTACACATTTGGCGAATCCACATCCAAAGATTAAATTCTATATTTAAAACATCATAAAAAAGATTGTATAGAATTTTCTGTAAATTTTCGTCTGGGGATTTAATTTGGAGAACCTCACCCATAGCATTTTTAAGGGTAGATTCATCAGCTAATATATCTAAAGAAGAAGCAATGATAGCATCAGTATCCATTGCTTCATAATCAGAATATAATTGGGTTCTTAAAGTTTGATAATTTAATGCTGGGTTGTATATGGGGGCTTGGTTAGTAGTATATAAACGATTATACCTATCAACCATTGAATTGGTTTCAACTTGTCCTGTTTGTTGGTAGTTACTAAAGTCTAATACTTTAAGCTTGTTACCGCCAACATTACGAATTAATACATCCGTAGAAAATAATCTTTTTAGTCTTGTAAATACGCTAGTATCAGCCATAGTATATTAATATATGAATAAATATTACAAAAGCCAACTAAAGTCCTCAGTTCCTCCTTTTCCATTATCCATATGGTAAGGATTATCTTGTCCTGTAGAGAAATAAGCTCCTTGGTAATTAGTTGTTGTTTTATGAAAAGAACCTAAAGCTGCTTTTGTGACATCTACTCCGTGTTGTCTAAATTTAAGTGC